GACTACTGGCGCTGCTGGGGGCGGCGGCGGCGGTGGTGCTGGTGGAAACACCAACAATGAAACCTATTTCGGTGGTGGTGGCGGTGGCACGGGCATTTACGGTGGCTGGGGAACGTCGGGAACGTCAACTGCCCGTGCGTTATCAGCCTCATGGTCGGGAACCATTGGAACAGGACTTCCAATCACCACGGGTATGTACCTTACGTTCACCCCCCAAACAGATGCTGGTGGAACAACGTATTACTATTACTCAATCCAACAGGTAACTTCGTACAACTCTGCCACAGGTGCATTGTCTTGCACGCTAGTTTCGTACAGCGGCCCAGCAACGACGTACACGACTTGGTATGTCACTCCAAGTCAAAACAACGGACAGGTTGCAAACCCTTGCTCTGCCCACACGGTTGGCGCCGCTTCGTACAACACTTACGGTGGCTTCGGCGGTTCCACTTGGGGCAACACGGGAACTGCTGGCGGTGGCCTCATCAACTACTACAACTTTCTTAGCGGTACGTTTGCTGGCTTCACCTCAACCAATACTCCGCAGGCGTATCTGTATTGCAACGGCGGCTTCCCAGGCGGTGGTCTTGGTGGAAACGGTGCGAACGCAACCCCCGACGCTGGGACGGGTTCAGGCGGTGGTGGCGGTGGAGCGTTGCTTTACGCTAACAACATCAGTCTCGTGCAAGGAAACACCTACACGATTACTGTCGGCTACGGCGGTATCAACAACAACCCCAGTTACAACAACCAGTCCTTCACGCCACCAATCGGCTGGTGGCCTCAAGGTGGAAACGGCGTTGTGCGCATCTGTTGGGCGAGCGGAGCGGCCTATCCATACACAGGCATCGCAGGGGCACTGAACCCCTACCTCGGTGGGTATCAGGAAGTCGTCCACACAAACGGGGTATAGTCGTCTCCATGACGATTTCAGTGTTCACGCCCAGTCACAATCCAAAGTGGCTAGATGAAGTGTACGAAAGCCTCAAAGCGCAGACGAATCCCGACTGGGAATGGGTGGTGTTGCTGAACAACGGCGCAGAGTGGGACATGCCTGACGACAGCCGTGTCAGAGTTTCACACGCCAAGCCAAATGTCAAGGGCGTGGGCGCACTGAAAAAGCGTGCGGTGGAGTTGTGCAACGGCGACATCATCTTGGAACTTGACCACGACGACCTTCTTCTGCCGACGGCGCTCGACGAGGTGGTCAAGGCATTTGGTGGAATGCCCGACGTTGGCTTCGTCTACTCCGACTTCTCGCAAATAAACGAGGATGGAACACCGAACTACTCTCGGTTTGATGACAACTACGGGTGGTCATACTACGCAGACCGCAACTACCAAGTGGTGAAATCAAAGTCCCCACACCCTCATCACGTCGCATACATCTGGTATGCACCAAATCACCTCAGGGCGTGGCGCAAGAGCGTTTACGAAGCGGTGGGTGGCTACAACGACACCTTCGTTGTGCTTGATGACCAAGACCTGATGTGCCGCATGTACCAAATCACGTCATTTCACCACATACCCAAAAACCTCTACTTGCAACGGGTGCACGCTGGACAGACGCAAGCGCAAGCCGACATCAACCCAGCAATCCAAGACGGAACGCAACAGTTGTACGAACGATTCATCTCGGACATGATGGTGAAATGGGCCAAGGACAACAATCTGTTTGCCTTCGACCTCGGCGGTGCACACAACCCAGCCAGCGGCTACCAGACAGTAGACCTCAATGAGCCTGCCGACCACGTTGGTGATGTGTTTGACATCCTCGGCGCTTGCCCCGACAACTCGGTAGGCGTACTCCGTGCCAGCGACTTCCTCGAACACCTCGACCCAATGCGCAAGGTTGAGATTTGGAACGAAATGCACCGTGTACTGGCAAATGGTGGAATGGTGCTTAGCCTGACCCCCAGCGCCACTGGCGTAGGAGCGTTTCAAGACCCGACGCACATCTCGTACTACGTTGAGCAGAGCCACTGGTACTGGACAGATGCCAACTACCGTCGTTTCGTCCCAGCCATCACCGCCAAGTTCCAAGTCTCTCGCCTGCGCACCCACTTCCCCAGCGAGTGGCATCAGCAGCAGAACATCAGTTACGTCCAAGCCAACCTCATTGCCCTCAAAGAGGACAGCGAACGCTTCGGTGGTATTCTTAGTATCTGAGCGACCATGTAGAAGGTGAAATGTCAAGGGGTGTCAAGTACAGCCAAGCCTTCTTCAACGGCGGACAGTACGATTTCGCAGGGCGTTTCCTGAGCGGTGCGAGCGAAAACTCCCAATCGCAAAAGACCAACGCTGAAAAGGCTTCAGAGAGCAACAAAGCATACGCCGCCACTGAACGCCAATACACCGTCACTACCAAGTCACAGACCCGTAATGAGACTGGATTGACAACGGTACTGCTAGAGGCGACCAATGGTGAAAAGTCTGTTTCGTCATCAAAGATTGGTCAGGGTGCAGAGGCGAGCAACACCAACGCCGAGCGTGCGGTGTCGTCCGCAAAAACCAACGCCAATGCCACGGTTTTCACCACAGAGGTTGCTAACCAGCGTGCGTACAACAAGACATCGCAAACGCTTGGGGCGCAGGCAACGAACGCCGTCAAAGTTGTTGCCATTATCCGTTCTGCTATTTCCGCTTTGGTGGAAAAATCAACTTCTGGTCGCATCTACGCCAGTGTCAAGAGTTCGCAAAGTAGCGAACTTCCAAATGTCGAGACAGCCAATCAGCGTGGCTATGTCATGACCGACAATAACCGTTCGGTTGACATTGAATCAATCTTTTCAAGCGCCGTCGGTGGGATTGCCCTTAGTGGGGTTGTTACAAGTGGCGCAACGCAGTTTTACGCTTACGCCTCTTTTGTTATAGGTGATTACTACGGGAAGGTCATTCGATTCTCAAATGGGAACGCATACGTTGACATTCCCGTTGTGAAAGTTACATCTTCAACACTCATTCACACAGGCGACCCGTTCACCACCTACTACCTTGCTTCCCCCGTCCCAACCGTCAACGGGAAGTCAACATGGACTTTGGCAGGTTTCTACGGCGACTACAAGGACAACAATGTCGTCTCATACAGGGGCATCAGCACAGAGGCAACGGCTGGCGCACAAGCCCACGGCTACAGCGCAGTTGATGCTGAACCGTACCTCGTCGAAAACCAAGAAGTTGCCCGTGCTGCAAACTTCCCACGCACTTCTGAGGCCAGTGAAATCCTGTCGCAGGAGAATGGCAAGGCTTACTCGTCGGTAAAGAATGGGGCCACGTCGGAGACGCAGGCAACTAACGCCACCAAGTCACGCACCGTATCTGAAACAAGTGAAACACCATTGACCGAAAGTACCGTCGGTTCCAAATCTCGTGGCGTAACCGAAACAAACGAAACGGCGTTGGTGGAATCAACCGAAGCAGCCAAGTCTGCTCAGTACCTCGCCGCCGCACAAGCCGCCGAGGTGGAAAAGGCGGTAGCAGCCAAGGCATACGGCACTTCCAAAACAAGCGAAACCACGCTCACACAAAAGACTGAGGTTGTCAAGTCTACCTCGTTCTTCGGCGCTGCTTACTCCGCTCTGGTGGAATCAACCGTTGGTTACCGTGCGGTAAGTGCCGTCCGAACTGGCTCCGCTGCGCTTCGCCAAGCGACCAGTGCCATAGCGACGTACTTCAAGTACTCGGCAGCAATCACCAGCCTGTTCGGTTTCAAGAACCCAAATCCGTTCTACACCGAGAACACCGCCGAGACGTTCGTCAACCCCAACCAGCAGTCGTTCACCACCCAAAACACGGCAGAGGGATTCCGAGAGGACGGGGTATCATCGTATGAGGACGGACAGTAGTTTCACCTCTTTAGTCGCCAAAGGAAAGCAATGACCATTCATTACCCCACCCCTGCCGCAAGCCTGCCAGCCGCAGCATTCCAATGGTTCGACGCAAGCGGTGCACTACTGGATTTCAGTAGCGGATGGACGTTCAAGATGACGATTGGTCAGCCACCCAACGGTGCCACGATTACCAAGACCAACCAGACCTACTTCGTGACCAACTCGACTGTTCCACCTACTGTGGGGCAGCCAAACTTGACTGTCAACTGGGCCGTTGGCGAACTCTCGTCCTTGTCGGCAGGGCGTTGGCGCTTCCAAATCACCGCAACACAAACCTCGAACGGCGCATCTCGTGTACTCACGGGCACGCTCGTCATTGATGAAAGCGTGCTCCAATAATGGGATGGACTTACTCAGGCAATCCGAACAGTTCCCTCAAAGACCAAGTTCGCTTCATGATTGGTGATACCGTCGAGGCGAATCCCTTGATTCAGGACGAGGAAATCTACTTCTGCTTGGCAGAGGTGAACCAGAACCTCTACCGAGCCGCCTCAAACGTCTGCTACAACCTCGCAGCGCAGTTCACGGGCCTCGCTCAGAGCGAGAGCAAGAGCGTCGGCGGACTGGACATCAGCAAGTCCTACGGTGACCGTGCGCAACGCTACGAACGTCTCGCCAAGGACTTGTTGCTCCGTGGTCGTCGTGTCAACCCACCATCGGTTTCAGCAGACCCCAACGCACTGGGTGCGGAACTGAAGGTTGGCGAGTTCGACCCCTACTACGCCGTTCCAAATGCGTGGCCTTCTGGCTCCGTCCTTGGTACCACCACGACGTATGGCACGGGCTACTCGCCCGACTACGCAGGAGAGTACTCGGCTGAGACTGGTCAAATCGTTGAGGAAGTTCCGTAATGACGATTTACTACGGCTATGAAGAACCCAATGGACTTGGTGGAATAGCCGCCACGGGCATTGACGCTGACCTATTAGCCCTGATGAACCAGCCTATTCTTATCGAGAATGTCATCGCCAACCCGAACTACAACCCGTCAAATCCGACGGCAACGCTGGACGGTTACGGGCGGCACTTTGTGAACTCATCGGGCAACTCTAGTTCGACGGTGGAATACGGAGCGGCGACGCAGTATTTCTGTCGCTTGGAGTACCAGACCAAAGTGTTGGCGACCATCAATGGACGTGACCTCGTTAGTTCGGGCCGTGCGTACCTCAACGGGTTCTACTTGGGCATCAGCACCGAAAGCCGTGTGACCCTTCCAAATGTCACTAATCCTGCGCAGCAGCACCCCATCATCATGTTCGTTGAGCAGAACTACGACGAGAACGGTTTGACGGGCTACAACACGGTTCTTCACTTCGAGTAGTGAAATAATGCCTCGAACACGCCCGTTTGCCCGTTTCAAGATTGACCCCAGCACCCTTCCCGTACCTGCAATCATTCGCCGCAGCATCAACAAGCATGTGGCCCTCGCAATCAACGAGGTGATGAGCGGTGTGTTCGCCAAGAGCCAAGAACTCGTCCCCGTTGACACGGGCGCTCTGAAGGCATCTGGCGTGTTTATTCCAGCAAAGTCAATAATGGCGAACTACGAGAAGCCGCAGGCGTACATCAACTACGGCAACGCCGACGTTGACTACGCCCTCTACGTCCACGAGAACCTCGAAGCACGTCACGAAGCCCCGACGCAGGCGAAGTTCCTAGAAACACCACTGGCGCAATCTGAGGCGAAGTTGATGGAAGCCATAAAGAAGGCTACGATAAAGGGAGCACTCATGGGATGGAAGCACTAATGGCGATACTTGATGACATCGGACGGTTCCTTAGCAGCCAGAACCTTTCCACCCCATACGGCAAACTCACCCTTGGCGTGAACCTCTTTCTGGGCCGCACCCCTGCTGAAGCGCCCAACCAAACCGTGACCGTGTACGAGTACCTCGGTCAGGAGCCGAACTTCACCATGGGGCCGAACATCTCGGCGTTGGAGTTCCCTCGAATCCAAATCTCCGTCCGTGGCATCCCTGAGGACTACCCGAACACCTACGCATGGGCAGTCGCCATCCGCAACGCCTTTGCAGGCCACGTCGTCCCCGATTCCACCTACTTCCCCTACTGCATCCGCATTGCCACCGAAGGCATCCCGAACTACCTCGGCCCCGATGAGGTCGAGCGCCCCAAGTTCACCATGAACTTCATCATGACAACCAACGCAACAAACGGAGTTCCAAATGTCTAGTGAGTATGTGCCAAATCCCATAATGCTCGCCCTGCGTTCAGCACGGATGGCGAACGAGGCGGCCCTACACGCCATCCGTGCAGCAGAGCAGTTGCTCACCATGATTGAGGACGAGCCAGTATTGGAATCACCTGAACCTGTACAAGAAGTGGTACAAGAAGTGGTACCAGTCGGCTGCACGCACGAGAATGCTATGTTGGTGTCCACGATGTCGGGTTCGTACAAGGTGTGCGAGTGTGGTGAACAGATAGAAGAATAATAGATTCTTGCTTTTGTCACAGCCATACTGTAAGATAAGTAGACGCAGTTAGCCGCTGCGGTTTTCCCACTGATAGGAGTGATTATGAATAAGCGTAAGGGTCACGACAAGTGGAGTGGTGTTTACCACGCCGCTTGCAAGACGTGCAATGCGCACCTAAGCCCACGAGGTAGTTCGTTCCAAGGGGCGAAGTTTGCGAGGGCTTGGCTTGACACAGAGGCAGGAGAAAAGGCGTTCGCAGACCACGTTTGCGACCCAGAGTTTGTCGAGGTTGTCGCCAACCGAATCGCTTACAAGAAGGAACTCGCCGCCAAGCAGAAGCAGAACACCGCCAAGTTGCGTGAGCAGCGCCTAGCAGCACGAGCAGCGTTCATAAATGCCCCTGCTTCCGATACCCCTGCCCCACCCGTCCTCGCCCGTATGCTGGGGGGATTCTAACTATGGCTAAGAGAACCGCTACTACATCAGCACCAACGACCATCGCCCATAAGTGGGTCGCCGTCGAGGAATGGAACGGGTTCTTGAAGGACGACCCCATTGTCATCAGTGGTGAACGAGGGGACTTCAAGTTCATCTCGGCCCACGTCATTGACGGTGAGGCCATCAGCATCATCGTCCACGGCGGTGTCTATGGACACGTCACCATGCGAGCCTTCTATCCCAACAGGGTCAGCAAGCCACACGCCAAGAAGCGACGGAAGTCTGAAGCAGACTGACATTTCCAATACGAGTGGTACGATTTTCCGTAGGAACGTCCCGAAAGGCACTCATGGCTAAGGCTACCCAGTCGTATCAAGTCACCAACGCCGACATTGCTTACAACGGCAAGGTTGCCACGGTTGGTTCCATCATCTCCGATTTCCCAGGCGAGGACATCGCTTGGTTGCTTGCCGATGGCTGGATTGTCGCCGTAAGCGCATCAGCAGCCACGCCAGAAGCCCCTGTGACGGCTCCTGAGCCTGTTGCCGATACCTCGGTACCTGCCGAAAACACGACTGAAGAGAGCAACTAATGGCTACTTTCATGATTGGTAAGAACACACGAGTACTCTTCTCGAACCCCACGTTCACCTCGGCTACCGTCAACGGCACTTGGGCCACGTCGTCGAGCACCATCACCATCATCGAAGCGACGAACGCCCCCCTCTACGTCGGCATGACCGTGGCTGCAACGGCTGCTGGAGTTCCTTCGAGCACCATCACGGCAGTCTCAAACTCGCTCACGAGCCAGACCATCACCATCAGCGGTACGACCACAAGAACCGACATCAGCGGTACGGTTCCCATCGCCGTCACCGCTCCTGCTGGCTACGGTGCAGACCTCTCCCAGTACTTCAACGACGTATCAATCTCACGAGGCATCGAAGCCACGGAGACGACTGCGTTCCAAACCAACGGTGTCAAGTCGTTCATTCAGGGCCTGCGTGAAGGCTCCCTAAGCATGTCGGGCATGTTCGAGCAGTCGCTTGGCGGTGTTGAGAACGCCTTTGGTGCCGCCTTCCAAGGCAACAATGACGACGGATTCCTCATCTTCCCCGATGGTGGAACGGCTACCGCCACTGGTGGCCCTGACTTCCGCTGCCACTTGGCTCAGGTGGTGGAAACCAAGTACGACATCAAGTCGCCTGTCGCTGGCGTTGTCGCCATTGACATGGAAGCCACCGCCGACGGCGGTGTGTGGAACGGCGTGGGTCAGTACCTTCCTGCCACCGTGCTGAACGGCGCAGGTACGTTCTACACGGCTGCCTCACTCACCTCTTCAGGCACGGGTTCCTCGAACGGTGGTCAGTTGCACTTAGGCGTTTTGACCCTGAACGGCACGTCGCCAACGATTTCAGTGCAGTTGCAGCACTCACAAACGGGTAGTTCATGGGTTCCTGCCACTGGTGGCCCTGAGGGTGTCGCCTTGACCTCGCTAGGTTCAAGCATTCAGATTTTGACTGGTACGATTTATTCGTACACACGGCTCGCAGTAACGCTGGGCGGCACAAGCCCCTCAGCGGTGGTCTATTACGGGTTCGCCCGTTACTAAGGAGTAACAATGCCAACTTTCCAGCACGGTAAGAATGCCTTTCTCGCCCTCGGATTCGAGAACGCAACCACGCCCATCAACACCTACACGTCCATGAGCACCACGACGTTCACGGGTACTGCTGGTACGTTGGTTACGACTGGTTCGCTCCTTGCCTCAGACAACGTTCTGTACACCAACTCGTCGGGTACGTCGTACTACGGTTTCTTCGCCAACGCCGCCAACAGCCAGAACCTTTCACCCCTGCCTTCGTTGACCGTTCCGCTGCTTACGGCGACCCAGCCCACCACGTCGAGCACGAGCATCTTCTCCGTCGCTACCATCGCCGCAGGTGCGACTTCGGGTACGGGCTACTTGCTTCCAATGTGGAACATTTCACCATACATCAACGACGTGGACTTCCCAACTGCCATTGCTGCCGAAGAGACGACCTCGTTCAACGCCTCTGGTGTCAAGTCGTTCATCGTCGGTCTGAAGGACTACACGGTCACCTTCTCTGGTCACTACGATTCGGCTTCGACCATCTTCGGCCTTACTGGTCTTGACGCTGCAATGCAGTCGGCTCTGAACTACCAGAACACCGCTGGTCAGTTCATCTCCTTCGTCTACGGCCCCACCGACCCAGGTGCCTTTGCTGGTGGCGCTGCCTCAGTGAAATACTACGGTCAGGGCATCTTGACGAAGTACGACCTGAAGTCAACGGTTTCGGGTGTTGTCACCTTTGACGCTGAACTTCAGGTCACGGGTGTCGTCTCTCGCTCGCTTATCTAATCCATAGAGTAGGCTATCCTGTAGGTGGGTTTTGCCCACAACGAACAGGAGAATAATGTCAACCCTTAGTGAAAAGATTTTTGCTGCCGACGACATCCAGTCGGAACTTTACGATGTTCCAGCATGGGGCGTTGAGGTTCTGGTCAAGGCTATGACCGCCAAAGACCGTGCTCGGATGATTGGCAAGGCTCAGAACGAGAACAACGGCATCTTTGCCCTAGAGGATGTTCTTCCCGACTTGGTGATTCACTGCACCTTCGACCCCGTATCGGGCGAGCGTGTATTCCTTCCTACTGACCGTGATGCTCTCATGGCGAAGTCGGCTGCCGCAATCGAAGGCATCGCTGCCGTCGCCCTTCGTCTTTCGGGCATGGGTGAAGATGCGGTGGACGAATCGGGAAAAGACTTCTCGCCAACCCAGAGCGACGATTCCTCTTTGTCCTAGCGGAAACGTTGGGGCGGACGGTTGAGGAACTCTTAGAGGGTTCGCCCTCACACCGTCCGCTCTCATCCCCTGAGTTGGTGGAATGGTTGGCCTTCTACAAACTTCGTGCTTATGACCAAGAGCAGGAAATGGCGAAGGCCAAAAACGGCTATTAGTCAAAGGTGAAATAGACTTCAGGTCTAGGAGCGTGCCGTTATGTCTATGTCAGGTGGAATGGAATCTGCTGCCCAACTTCGGGTACAGATTATTGGTGACCCCACCAACCTTCAAGAATCACTAGACGCTGTATCGGCACACGCCTCTAACGTCGCTGGTCGCATGACCAACTTGTTTAGCAACGTTGGTGGAATCGTTGGCTCAGCCATTGCTTTCGGTGGTGCATACGCACTGCTTAGCAAGGGTGTAGACCTCGCCTCGCAACAGACCAGTTTGCAGGCGCAACAGGCCGTCTTGGTGAAAAACCAAGGCTCCGCAAGTATGGCGTTTGTTGGCGGCTTGTCAACCGTTCTCGGTACGCAGACAGCCATCAACAAGGCTGGTGAACAGTACTCGGCGCTGCTCGACCAACAGGCGACCAAGATGTCGTTCCAAACTGGTATCTCGAAGAACAGCATCATTCAGGCCCAGAATCTTCTGATTCCAAACCAAGACCTGACAAAACTGTACAACTCGCAGAATGCTGAAACGAAGAAGAGCGGCGACTACCTAAACCAGTCATTGATTGCTGCCGCCAACCTTTCAGCACAGATGGGTTCACGAGGAAGCGTCGTCACGGGTGCCAAGGCGCTGGGGCGAGTGCTTGCCGACCCTGCCAAGGCAATGAGTTCCATGTCTCGCATGGGATTCCACCTCTCGAAGCCCATGCAGGAACAAATCAAGTTGACGGAGAAGCGCAACGGCCTTCTTGCCGCTCAGCAGTTGACCATCAAGGACATCAACTCACAGTTGGGTGGCACCGCAGAGGCCGCCATTACACCAGTTGAACGCTTGCAAAACGACTTCAACAACCTCGGTCAGACACTGGGTCGAGGGCTGATGCCCGTCATTGACAACATGGCAGCACTGCTGGGTGCGGCTCTCCAAGCAGCCATGCCACTCTTCAACGCTATTGCCCAGTCCATGACGCTGGTGTCGTCCACGATTGGTAATGCGCTTGGTGCCTTGGTTACCAGTTTCATGCCGATGATAAAGATTTTCACCTCAGGATTTCTTCCTGCATTGCTGGCGGTACTGAAGCCAATCATCGGTTTCTTCTCGGCAGTTGGACAAATCTTGTCAAAGGTGTTCAGCAGCAAGGAGATTGGCATCTTCGTCAACCTCTTCATCAAGTTGGGTACCGCCGTCGCTGGTGCCATTTTACCTGCCCTGAATGAACTGGCTGGGATTTTCAAGAAGTTGGAGCAGAGCGGACAACTCACGCAGTTGCTCAACGCCTTTCTCGGCGTTCTCACCGCAATCCTTCCCGTGCTCCCAACTTTGGTTACGGCATTTGCTCAGATGCTCCAAGCCGTCATGCCCATTATCCCGTACTTTGCGGAACTTGTTACCATTCTGGCGAAGATTTCAGCCAAGACAATCAATGCCTTGGTTAGCGGCTTCGATGGTTTCGTAAGGGTCATTACCAAGTTCAAGCCGTTGTTTGCGGTACTTGGTGGAATCATGTTGGCGTTTGCCGCCGTTTGGTTCTCGAAAAAGTTGTTCCAAACCCCGATGATGGCCCTTGTGCAGGGTACTGAAAAGATGGTGGGCAGCGTCTTGCGCCAGACCATCCGCATGAAGGCTGGGTTCAAGGGTGCCTTCTCAGGTATTCGTGAAGAGGGTGACAGCGCCTTTGCAGGAATGGGCATGGGTTGGCGCAAGGGCTTGGCTGCTGCTGAAAAAGACATTCGCCAGCGCCAGTTGAACATGATGGTTCTGACCAAGCAGGTCAACCCACGCTCCGCTACTCGACTTCAGCGCATGCTCGACGTGCAAGGCCCCCAAGCCGAAGAAGTTTACAAGAACGCTCGCTTGCAGACCATGCCATTGTTCGGTAAGTACTTCGCCGCCCGACAGAAGGCTGGTGAAAGCGATGCCGCTTACGAGGCCCGTCAAGCGGAACTGAAGAAAGCACGAGGGGTGAAAAACTACCTGCTCGGCTCAAACCTCAGCGTTCAAGAGTTCATGAAGCAGTCGCAGTTGCCCAGCGAGGACGAAGAGGGCAACATCTCGGCTCTGAACGAGAACACCAAGGCGCTGCAGGCATCCGCCGACATGTTCAAGACGGGCATGAGTTCAACCGTCCACACGGGCGCTGAATCATACAAGAACAGTCCATACTACCAAGCGATGATGATTGCTAGTGCTAAGCCTGGGGGGACGACGCAGGAAGAAAAGGATGCTTGGAGCGCCAAGACCTATCAGAAGATGAAGCAGATGGGCGAAGAAACCGCTCGCCAACGATTAGCCACTGAAAAGTCTGCGAAGTCATTGGACAGCATCTCAAAACCTTCGTTCTTCAGCCGCCTCGGTGGTCGTTTCGGCGGCACGGGTGGTGATCGCC